GTTGTTAGAATTCAAGTTGAATATGGATATGATACAACAGGTTAATAGATGAATTACACAATTAATGAAACATTCGAATTAAGTGGTTATACTGCAGTTATCAAAACAGACCAGAATCTTTCTGGTTTGCTTTCTGATAAATTTGGTATAACAATTCGTGATACATTATCTAATGTGATTACAGATGAAATCAATCGTCATAATATCAGTGAATATGGAGTAAGTGATACTACTTCATTAAATACTGATGAATGGGCTCCAAGATCTTGTATTAAAAATGGTGGTGTATATGTGAATATCAATGGTGATACAATCACATATAAACAAACTATTCCTTGTGTAAGAAATTCAGATAGTGAAAATATTGGTCGTAATTCATCTGAAATTACAATAAAATTCTTTGATGAAAATCCTGATATAGAATTCTATAGTAAGACTCTTCCATTCTTTCAAAGAAGTTTACCAGAAAAAGTAAATGATACTCCAGATCCTATTCTAGAACCTACATCAGCTAGACCAGATTATGACTTCGATTATCGTCATGATGAATTTGCACAAGAATTATCTACTATGTCCAAAATATCAAAGAATTTCAATTATAATTCTGTTGGTAATTTGTATGTAAACAATGATAATGGTCATATCAAGAAATATAATAAGAATGAAGTTATTGAAGCAGTACCTAATTTAACACCAAAATATAAGACTGGTGTTTCTGCTTATTATTCAACTACAACTCAGACTGGTATTCTTGAACCTAATATCGGTGGAATCGATTCATATATTTGGAATGAAAAGACAGATGAAAAATCTGAAATTCCTTATTATGATTTGTTAACAGAACAAACTGATACAATCGAATTCTTTGATTGTACTGCTAACTTAATCTATACTTCTTTAAATCAATATATCGATGATTCTAAATTTGGTATGGGTTATAGAGAAAATGTTGTAGGTCTAAAACTTGGATTTATTAACCATGGAATTGCAGAAGTTATTTTCCAAAGAGTTATAATTACTTCAACACCAGATGAAGATGACCCTACAGTAATTCATTTTACTATTACAAATCCACATGATTCTACACATCCATGTTATTTGAAACCTATGGCTTATGTTGCTAAGTTTGCAAATAAAGCAGTTCAAGAAGATAGTAGTGAATTACGAGTCATTACTCCTTCTAACATTGTAGATAAATCAGAAGTAGATGGTACTATCACATTTGATATTACTGATATTGACCCTACTTGTCCATGGACTTATGTAATTGATGCATGGATTGATGCATCTATTGAAAATTATAATTCAAATGTTGTAAAAAATAAGACTATTGCAAGAGAAGGTCCTAAACAAAATCCTGAATCAATGAATGCAGGATTTAAACCTATTACAATCTCTTATAAGATTATTAAGCAAACACAAGGTACTAATCAAAGTATTTCACCATCAAGATGGGATGATATTCAAAATAGTTATAATACATTTAAGGGAATTTCTGGAAATGATATTACAGATCAAATTCCAATGCCAACATTGGATGAAGATGAATATGCTATTATAAAATTTAAGGTTCATAACCCAAACTGGAATAATTCTAAGTTCGTTAGTAATGAATCAAAATATGTTGTAAATGTAAGTGAAATTTTAAATAAGCTAAATATTGCATCTGCAACTCTATACATTGATGAAACAAACCCAACACATAGATTGATACCAGTAGGTTCAACAGGTGAATATGACCATGATGATCCAACTGTACAATATACATTCTATGTTTATAATGTAAAATTAAATCATGAAATACAAACTGCAATGACTTCTAAATTTACAATAAATGTAGAAGTTAAGAGTACATATTCAGAAGAATTTAAATGTGCTTGGTCTAGTCCTTCTTCTCCAACTACTGTTGAAATGGTATGTAATGTTCCAACTGTTATATTGCCAGTTGTAATTTATACATGTGGAGAAGGTGATACTTCTAAATGTTATAAGTATCAAGGTAAAAATAAATCAGACCGTAGTACATGGGTTGAATGCACAACATCACATGAATTAAATGAAATCTATGATGCTAATAAAGTATTAGATACACAAGAATCTGAATACGGTTGGCAGGATTTTAAATTACTTGATACTAATGCAGAATCAGTAAGACGTGCAGATCATAGTTTTGAATTAAATATAGAAAGTGACGGTTCACAGAAAATTCAGAGAATGTTTATGATAAGTAATGGTACAATTGCAATCATTGAAAGACAAACTGATATTTCTAAGTTTATTTTATATGATGCAATTGATACAAGTAGATATTTCTCTGATGGTATAATTAAATTCTCAATTTGTGATATAGTTCCACAAGTGGTATCTACAACATGTGATGCATATAGTTTAAATACAGTTTACAATCCAACATCAGTGCATTGGACTTCAAAGAAATTTATTCCAGATGATTGGGATTTCTTTAAAGATTTTACTGTATTCACTCAATCTAAATTGAGTCTATTAGGTGCATACGTTGGTGTTAAGTCATTATATTGTACTGCTCTTGAAGCAACTAACAATTCATTCATCGATAATGCATGGGTAAATCCAGAAACAGGAGAATCATCACGTATCTATATAGATGGTGATGGTCCTGATGTATTTGATGGACAATATAAAATTAAGTTAATGACAAATACTAATCAAAATCCATCTAACTCATTCAGAGATTTTATGGGTGACAAATATGGTAATGGTATTGGTGATGCTCAGTATAAAATTGCAGGTGACTATATTACTGGTCAAGCTGGTACTAATATACATTATTCAAAAAATGCTCATGCTTCATTTGCTATAGCATCAGAAAATTATACAGAAAAAACATATCCTTACAATACTACAGTTGTTGCTCAGAATACAAATATGATTCATGCTGATATAGAACCTAATTCAGGTGAGAAAAATATATCTGAGGCAATTCCAGTAATTAATAAAAAACCAGGTAGTTTGCCAACATTAGATGTTAATTATGACAATCCAACTACATTACCAACAATTACAAGTAATTATACATTTGATGCAAATGGTGGTACTCAAGTATTCGACAAATTGGAAACTACAAACGGTACTAATGATGGATTGACAATTACATTTAAACCTGGTGAATATGTATTCGACCATATTACAGTAGCAAATGATATTCGTATCAATATTGACTGTGATGGAAGTAAAGGTGAATATGTAAGATTAATAGTTAAGAATAAAGCAACATTTGGTGCAAGATTAGCTATCTTGAATGTTAATGATAGTTTCATGACATTTATGATTTATTCTGAATACGAATCAAGTGGTGATGACGATAATGCTATCTACTTTGAAGCAGGTAGAGATCCAAACATTGATGATAAATTTAATTATGGTGTTCTTGTAGCTCCTTATGGAAAGGTTCACTTTGCAAATGGTGATAACTTCTGGAGTGGTGCTATTTGGGCAAAGAGTCTATCACTTTCAAACGGTGTAGCATTTATCGGTAGAGGAGACTTCGCATAATGGCAGGCATAACAACTGAGATTAATAATTTTAATAAGAACAAATGGATATGTAGATTTTCTAACATGGTCGACTTTACTGACCTTGAATTAGATACTACTGTTCTTGATAACTATATTCGAACAGTCAACATTCCTGATTTGTCAGTAAATATGTTGACTTCTGAATTCCAACATGAAAGACAATTACATCCAGATCCACGTGGTGCTCGTGATTTACAGACCATCAATATGGAATTTAAGATGGATGAAGAAGGTAAAAACTTCTATTATTTCTGGTGTTGGCTAATGAGCATGAGAGCAGGTAAACCTATCGGTAAAAAAACAGCTCTTGGTGAAAAGCTGTTGAGAATGGACTGTATCGATGCTATAGAAGTTTGTCTATTAAATAACGACAAAGTAATGGTTTCAAAGATGAAATTCTGGCACTGTATACCTACTAACTTGTCAGCATTGAGTCTAGAAACTGGTCAGGCACAAGAAGCTACATTCATAGTCACATTCGATTATGAAAACATGACGCTTCAACCTGTCACTTCTGAAGAATAAAAAAAGAGAGACTTTCGTCTCTCTTTTTCTTTAACATATATTGAATTATCTATGATGACATTTTATTTATAATGCGAAGATTTGCGCAGCCTTCTGGATTTTAGCTTCCTTAACGGCAAGCGTATCATTAGTGCCATAAATCTTCAAGCAGAATGCAAGCCACTTTTCAAAAGCAGTAGAATTCATTGCATCGAACTGAGTGTCCTTCACATCATGCACCTGGATGCCATGACGGAGGAATGCCTTAAGGCGGCGATAGAATTTGTCAGTATCACAAATAGCCTTCAACTGATTTTTAGCAGCGCGAACAGGGTCCTTCTTAGTGACGCATGTGTCAGCTCTGAGCTCATCCTTGGGGTCAGGCGTATGATTGTCGTATCGCTTAGCAAAATCTACCAGGAAGCGCTTCTGGGCTTCATCCATGACGTCTTCATCGTTAATATCAAGACGTTCATTACGACCAGATGCATCCTGCACCCAAGCAAACTTCTTACCAATTCCAGAAATTTCAAAGGCCTTCAAATAAGCAGGGAACTTTTCCCACTTAGTGCCGAAAATATCATCATTACCGGCTTGATACCAAATCTGGCGAATTAGATCTGCCGCGCAAACTACGCCTTTTTCCTTCAAGAATTTTGCAAAGTCTTCCTCTGTAAAGCGTTCGCCATTAAACAGAGTTTCCATTTTTCGATTAAGTTCATTAAAAGTCATTTTTATTCTCCTAAGGCTTCATTAATAGCCATTGAAAGTTTAAGTCTAATTGGAAGTACATATTTATAATTGCATTCATTGCAACACTGTCCATTATCTATAACAGGTGCAGCGTTATGTGCTTCCTTTTCTGGGAATTTATTTCCACAGAAACAACAAGTAAAAAGTACAAAATTTTTCATAATTATTTCCTATTTTTAGCCCATGGCTTCCAATATCTCATAAATTCTTCTGTAGTCCAATATGAATATCCATCCATAGGTGAATTCCATATATTTCCAATATAAGTTAATTCTGGTTTTTCAGGGAATTCGAAATTTTCATCACATTCTTCATCAGCAAAATCAAGGCACTTAATTAAATTTCTAGTCCTACGTCTGATATATCGATTGTAATCACGTTTCCATTCATGAATACTATCATGCTTAGTGCAACACATAGGCAGTCGCACCCAATCAGTTCCTGGAATGTTTTTACGATATGAACGAGACATAAATCCTCAATTAAAATTTATATGTAGGCATATTAGGCATTTCTGCATACCACTTACAAAGGTCATATACTTCGTCAAGAGTTTTGCATCTAAAGTAAGAATAATTTAAAGACGGAATTCGAACTCTCCAACAATTTTTAGTCAAATCCTTAGAAGGTTCATAATACCAGTTAATATCAACTCCACTAAATTCCCAAGTTAACAGCTTATGTTCATCTTCTTTAAAACTGCCATTGTGTTCAATAGCGAGTTTATTCATCTTTTCATAAAAGTCAAAATACTCAGCTCGCTGACTAACAAAGTTAAGATCTTTCTTCTTAGCATCCTTATTTACTTTAGTAGATTTCTTAGCGAAATAGTCAACAATCATATTGACGTAATCTTGAGCCTTTGAAATATCCTTAAAATCGCATGCGGCCGGAACTTTCCACTGAGGGCACTTTCCACCAATATGATAACTAGCACTAATTCTGTCAAGCGGCTTTTCTGAAAAATCAAATTCGAATGTTTCATCACCACCATACCAATGACGAAATTCGATATAAACATAAGCAGGACAATCTTCATCATGGCGAGGTGCTTCAATATCAGTCAAAAGATAAAAGCCATCATTGCTATACTTCTGGAATTTCCAACCCTTAAGTTCGCAAATTTTCTTGAAGACTTTTTCTTGTTTTCTAATACCCATTTGAATAACCTCTTTAATTTTTACATGTATAATATAAGTATTTTGGAATGATTTGTAAACCCTGGTTATGTAAAAAGAAGTTTACAAAGCAGTCCTGGAATGTAAAATATAGTTTACAATAAATAGAAATAGAGGTAAACTATGATAGTTTGTAAACTTTGTGGCAAGGAATTTTCGACTTGGTTTCGTTTTGGTCTTCATTTAAGATTGGACCATGATATGACAACACATGCATATTATGATAAATTCTTTAAAAAAGAAGATGAAGGAAAATGCGCAATTTGTGGAAAACCTACTAATTTCGTCGATGCAGTAAAAGGATATAGAGAAACATGCTCACCTGCATGTCGTAATACTTTACGTGCTCAACAAATGATGGGACAAACATTTAAATGTGAATGTGCAGAATGTGGTAAAGAATTTATATCAAATCAGGATGCAGGCTTAATTAAAAAGTTAGGTCACCATTTAAATGAAATTCATAATATGTCTTTGAAAGAGTATTATGACAAATACAAAAAGAAAGAAGGTGAAGGTATATGTCCAATATGTGGAAAAGAAACTCAATTCTTAGGTTATACTGCAGGATATAATCCTACATGTAGTTTTGAATGTGCAAATAAATTACAGAAACAAAATGGAACTGACCAAGGTTCTAGAGATGCTGAGATAATAAAACAAGAAGCAATCAATAAACAAATACGAAATGAAGAAGCTAAACGAATTCAAGATTATTATAAGTCAATGGTAGATGATGACGAATGTAATAATTTTCCTGAAAAAGAGAAAGTTATTTCAGAAGCATGGGGAGCATTGAGTAAAAATCCACGAAGAAAATTACAAGATAGAATTTATACCGAAGTAGATACATGTAATTATGATATGCCTGTAGAACATGAATCAACTTCAATGAATCAACGTAGAAGATACTCCTATTTAGATGAAGAATCAACTCCAGCATCCGTGGAATGGTTATAAATAATTTAGAGGTAGTAGATGGCCGCAAATGCAATCACACAATGGATAAATTCTAAGTCTGACCAAAGTAATGTGTCAACTAATGCTGAACTATTAAAGAACAGCAAGATGATGGAAAAAGATCTAACTCAGATCTTGTATGCCATTGTGCCTATGGTTGAGGCTTTAAATGAAGCTGAATATGAATCTACTACTAAAATTAATGAAACTCTAAATAAGATTGGTTATTTAGTTGAATTTGTTGCATCAAGTACTGCTGATGCTCTTGATGAATTAAAACAAGAAGAAAAAGAACAAAATGAAAAGATTGTTGGTCTATTGAGTTATGAAGATCAAGGTGCTAAAGCATTAGTCACATCAGAACCTACAACAGAAACAAAACCTTTAATGATTTCTCATGAATCAATTAATGCTTTAGCTGAAGTAATAACTCCTGAACAAGAAAAGATGACAGAAGCTATTACTAATATGGGTAATAATGTTCAGCAAATTACAAATCAGACTACTGAAATTATTAAGAATGAAAGAGAAGCAAAGATTGATAGTCTTGTAAAAGCAACTGAAAAACCTAAAGAAATAGTAAAACCAGAAAAAGAAAAGAAAGGTGGACCAGACTTCTCAGGTTTCTTTAATGGTGTTAAAGCAATGTTAAAGAAGTTCTTATCACCTGTTGCATGGATTGCCGCATTTATTCAAGAAATTCTTCCTTGGGTATTAATCTTTGGTGCATTGTTTATTGGTTTCTGGGAAACTGCTTCAGCAAAAGTTAAAGCGTATGCTATAGGTATATTCGCTGCTATATTATTATCTTGGCGAGTGTTGACTGGTAAAATCTTTAATGATGTAAAATTACTTATTACATTTGGTAAAAAACTTTGGGCTGGTGCTATCTGGTTAGTTAATAGTTTACATCTAAAAGAACATGCTTTAAAGTTAGGTAATATAGTAAAAGACTTTGCCATGACTGTTATTCGTCATACTGCTGATATGGCAAGAATTGCTTATGCTTTAGCTTGTGAACTTGCTAAATTCATTAAAGATATGTTTGTGACTGGATTTAAACTTGTCAAAGCTATCGCTTTGTTCATTGCTGATATGGCACGTATTGTATTCCAGATTGCAATGGCTGCAGCTCAGTATCTATTAATCGCTGCTGCAGTTATAGCTATTGTAGCATTAGTTGGTTTAATCATCTATGGACTTATTAAAGTTATATCAATGATTGTTCCTATGATTGCTAATGCAATTACAACATTCTTATCTGCTGCATGGAATATTATAAAAGATATTGCTGGAACACTTGTTGAATTCTTAGCACCTGTTGGTAAAGCTGTTATCGATTTCTTAATGGCTTTAAATCCAGTTTATTTAGTTGTCAAATTAATTACAGGTATTGCAGGAGCAATTAAAGATTTCTTTAGTTCTAATGAAAAAGAAGCTGAAGCTCAAGAAGAACCTGTATCTGAAGAAGCAGCAACTGCATTAGGTGTTACTGCAGATACGTATAATAATGTTGAACAACAAAAGATGAATTTGTTTGAGTCTAAAATGAATGCTGTATTAAAACAGATTAAAGACTTGAGTGAAGTAATTTTGTTAAGTGCTACAGCAACTATGGTCACTGCTAAATTCTTTGGTGTAAATCCACAAAATGGTCAAGCTGCACCACAAGGAACTTCTATGTTTGCACAAACAGTTGCAACAGATGGTTCTACTGCAAGTAAATCAATAGAAAAAGAAAATGAACCTATTGATTATAATAAAGTCTTTGAAAAGATGGTTCAATTACTTACCGATATTAAGGATAAGAAGATTGAAATCAAAGATGAAAAGAAGAGTGGATTGTTCAATTTATTCTAAGGTAAAAAATGTCTTTAAGCATTTATACACATGATGAAGATACAACTAATATGAAAAATACACACAAATATCATTCGTGTGCATTTGAAATTGGTTTATCAACAAAATCATTTAATGGTGCGGTAAAACAATTACCAGAAATTCAAGGCCGTAGAATTATGGAAATTCACGGTATTGCAGATGATGCAATAGAATTAGGTTATTCAACAGGATGGGGAGAATCTCCAGGTGCAAAAGCAGTTGCTACTATTAAAGAATTTACACGTTCAGATGCATTTAAAATGTTCTCTGGTGGTGTATTCAATTCTAATGCGGCTACTGATAAATGGACACAAATCCTTCCTAAAGATGGTGCTAACATTTCTGTAGGAATAAAATTTAGAGCTTATTTTAAAGCAAATTATACGAATACAAATTCATATATGACTATTATTCCATGGCTTACTTTTTTAACATCACCAATGACAGAATTTTCTCTACAAACAGAAGTAAATAATATTGTAAATGCATTAAGTAATGCTAAAGAACAAGGTAATCAATTAGGAAGAGAATTAAATGAAGTAGCAAATAGTAATGGAACAATGACAGAAAAAGCTACATCTGCTCTTCATAAAATTTATGAAAACATAGAAGCTTTAACAACATATTCCAGAGGAACTGCTGTTTTTACTTTAAAATTTGGTGATTTAATTAAAAAGGCTGATGCTGTTGACTGGATAATTAAAGATTGGAGTTTTACTCCTTCAACACAATGTGGTCCAGATAATAACCCACTATGGGTAGATTTTCAAATCAATATGGAAACTAATGAAAAATTATCATATAATAATTTATCATTGATTTTTAATTTTATTGAATAGTAGGTTGTTGAGCTTCATATTTAATTACTTGTTTCCAACGTTGTAATGATTTTACTTGGTCAGGTCTACAAGTAATACTAAAATCATAATAAGCATGAAAACCATCCATCATTTCAAGAGATGGTGTCACTTTCCAGTCAGTTATCGCAACGATAATTGGCTTTTTAAATATGAAACGGAAAATATCTAATTGCCACAAATTAGATGATAAGAATTTTACTTTCCATCTTTCTTCAGTTGCAAATTGTGATGCAAGAGAATTTTCAATTTTCTTAAGTGTATCAGAATCTGCATCCATCAATGTTTGATAATTAGCATTAAAATCTAATTTTGCAGATTTAATTTGTTCATTAACATTTTCTAATACACTTCTAAAATAATTTTCTACTTGATCTTTTCCCCAAACATTATTATCCCAATCACCATCACTTGATAGTGCTCCCATAATTGATTCTACATCCAATGTGCATGTAGTTGTATCTAATGTTTTATCAGTGACATGTTCAGTAGATGTTGATTTAAATGTATAATCTTGGTCTTTCCATTTAAACTTATATGTAAATGGAGTTTCATCAGTTAAATCTACTTTTGATTCATAAGTACCTTTTTCACCAGATTCAATCCATAAATCACATGTATTTAAAATATCAGCAATATAAACATTTTCAGATTTTCTGTCATCATCAGAACCTGACCAAACTTTTATTGGTATACCAGCTTGTGTTGTTAACAATTTATCTTTAACTGTTGCTTTTGCATTATTTGTAAATTCTACAATTTTAAAAGTAATCTGTGAAATTTTTGTTTTACGTATTTTCTTCATTTCATCAGTTTCAGCATTACCATCAGTACCTGCTGCTAAACTTGAAAAAGCTTCACCAATTTCAGCACCTTCTCCTTTCATTGCAATTAGAGAATCTTTTATGTTCTGCTCTAAAGTACCAACATTTAAAACACCTGCAGCTGATACAGTTGCAAATTTAGAAAGATATTTCATCCATGTTTTAGGGTCATCTTGACCTAATAAATTCTGTGGATAAATTCTGAAGTTCAATGTAATATCTTTATTTGTACTACCATTATACATTCTAGATGACCAATGGTCCATTAATAATTGTGTAGTGTTAACACCACCAGCTAAGAATGTAGCAGTATTAACTAAATCACTCATAAAGAATTCTTGAACCTTCTTACCGAATGTTGCTCTTGGAGCTTCAATCCATTCAGTAGACAATCCGAAACTTGGCATTTCTTTTACAATGCCAGTTAAAGTAATAGGATTTCCATCCGTATCAATAGTTGTTAAATGGAAACAGTTATTACCAGCAAATTCATTTGGATTGCCATTTGTTTCAAATCGTTTCATTGCCATACTATATTTATGTTCATAAATAGAATATGGAAAGTATAACTTCAAGAACTAGATATTTAGATAAATATACAACTAATGGAGTAAATGAATATGATTTAGGTTCATTTACACAAACTGATTTTGATTTCGGAGATCCAATCTATGTTCAAGTAGAACACGAAGAAGTTGGACGTCCAGATTTGATTTCTCAGAAATGTTATGGAACTACTAACTATTGGTGGTTCATTATGTGGTATAATGGAATAAGTGATGTTTGGAATGACTTATGTGATGGAATTATTTTGGAAATTCCACAAATAGATAAAGTCAGAGAATATTTGAAAACGGTAGGAAAATAATGGTAAATTTTAGTGAATTATTTAATGTTAATGCTACAACTCTTCCTATGGATAAAAAGAGTCTATCCTCTATGATGAATAGAGCTACTCTGGTAGGTTATTATCAGTGTGCTTATAGTTCTTTGATTAGCACATTAAAAATGATCCAGAGCGCTTCTGAGCTATCCGTTTCATTAAATCCACAATGGCTATGGAATAATGCAAACAATCCTACAAATAAATTGGAATGTATTATTCAAATTGAAGGTATACAGACTTATTCTGAATTCGTAGATAAAGTTGTTAAAAATGATGATGCAAAAGAATGGACAGATTTCTTAACTTATTCTCCTGAATTCAGAGATGAAATTAAAGATTTGAAAACAAGAGCTTTTAAGAAGTTCCTTTGGAATTATGATAACATAAATAATTGGATAAATGATAATAACGTAGGAGTTATTAAAGCCGGTAAAAATCAATTAGCTCTAGATTTCGATTATTTCAAACAACAGATTCTTGATACATCTGACTATGAGTCATTTATCAAATCTGCAAATAAAGAACAAATTCAGAGAGCAATCGAATATATGACTAAAGAAGGATGTGCTAAATTAAAGAAGTATCAGAATGAATTAAATTTACACATCAAGAATAATAACAAGAGAGAAGAAAATCTTGTCTTGAAAAATCCAATTATCAGAAAGATCTATATCCTATCTGGCTTACAAAATCAGTGTAAAAATGATTTTCCAAAGATTAAGTTTGAAGTTCTTGATAAGAAGAGTTTTGATAGTTTAAGTGTATGGGACGTATAACATGCAGATAAAATATAAAGTTGGTATAATTAAAAAATCTAGATACTTAGATGGTACTTGGAACTTCCAATACGTCACACAAAACATGGATGGTAAAGATCAAACTGTCTATGGTGGAGTTGAAGACCAAGATAAATCTCATTATCCAGAAGGTACTATTTTCTTAGATAGTAGTCTTGATGATATTTACGGATATACAACTTTACAGAATATAATTATTAATTCTGAAGGTCCTTCAATCACAGAAGATAAAACTACTCGTCAAGTTTTAAATGTAGGTGGAAAAGAAAATCCTACTCCTATTAAAGTCAAGTTAATTTTCAAATCTAAATCTCCATTAGATATAATGGAATTAGAAGCTGTCTGTGGTGATATAAATTTAATCAAAATCCACAGAAAAGATAATCATGTAGAAATCAATCAACTTGTTTCTAATATCAATCTTGATAAGAATGTTGATGTTTATACATTATCATTTGATTTAAATCCTTATGCAAATGAATCATTAATGGGTTCTACTTTTATAAAGGCATTAAATGATAATGAAATTACAATTAAAGTTTTTGACATCAATGCAAATGGTGTTGAATATACAACTTATGGTGAACCTTGGAAATATATTGATACAGAAGAAGAAATTTTTGACTTAGAAAAATTAGTCATTCGTTTCTCTAATATAATTCCAGAAGACATGATACTTTCACCAAATGTTGAAGGTGAATGTACTGTCACTGTATACAATCCTAATAGTTATCTTTGGACTATTCGTCCTACAATTCAACTAAATGAAGAAAGTATTGGTGAAATTGATGGTTCTATTGATTTCTCAGATTATGCTGACCATGGTATTGCAAAGTTTAAAGTAAAAAGAATTGTTGAATACGGCAATGTTATTGTAGATGCATGGATTGATTTACAAAACCCAAAAATTCATGATATTGTTTATAATGCAACTTATGCTCAAGGTATATTAGGTCCTTGGTTAGTTGAAGATGAACGTAATAGAAAAATTAAAATGCTAGACTATCCTCCTGCATATATGCATGATAGAGAATACTGGCAATTCGTTAAGTTCACTGAAAAATTCTTGAATACTATGTATATGAGCATGAGTAAGAAAGCAAGTATTGGTATTCTAGAAAAGGTTGCTCGTATCGCAGATTTCAATTACATCAATGATGTTGAAGCAAAATTATTAAATCATTATAAGGAACATTTCGGTATCGAATTGGATCCTAATATAGATGATTTGAGACATTTCTTATTACAAAAGAAAATTGCTTTAACAAATGAAGATGGTGAAATTGTTGGTAATGCTGATGCTTATGAAGATTTAACTGGTAAAGAATTAGACAATTTCATTAGATATGTTTATCATGAAATTCCTGAATATAACCAATATAAGGGTTCTTATAAAGGTGTTAAGATGGCATTGAATATGTTAGGCCTATGTTGTAAGTTAGTTGAACTATGGTCTAAGGTAGATGATAAACAAAAAGATGATTTAAGAAGAGCTGATGAAATTAGTGATTTCTTCATGAAGAAAATCGATGAAAATGGTAATGAAGTTCCAAGAACAACAAAAGCAGCAGTTGCTAAATTATTCTTAACTTCTAGATTCGATGTGGATATTGAAGAACCATCTATTACATTTAGAGAATTTAATGATTTAGCAGATAACATTTGTAGACTTATTTTCCAATGTAAGCCTGTCACTCGTCTATTGAGAAAGTTGTCCTACATCTATTATATGTGGACTGGTTTGAAGTTCAGTTATCTATGGTTCCCATTTTATAATACTCAACAGATACATCACTTCAAATATATTTTCCCATTAGCTTCTGATTATGTAAAGACAAAACATAAATTTATTTCTACATTGCCTGATGATTATGATCCTAATATTCCTTCTCAAGGTATGTTCATTGAATTTGATAAATTGTTTATCAATCATGTAGCTAATGAAGCTTATGTTACTTATCTACAAAATGAAGCAGAAAAGAAGTGGAAAGAAGGAACATTTAGAAATACTGATTTAATTACAAGAACTGCAGTAAAAAATGCTTACTGTAATTTAAGAAATATTGCTTATTGTGCAAAGCTTTCTACAATGCAGAAATTAAAATTCAGAATTGATTATTGCTATGCATGTATAAAAGATATTGAAGAAGATGAAAATTCTGAAACACAAAATAAGTGGGAATTCCATTATACAAAAGATAGTTATGTAGAAAATGTAGATAAAACTCAATATATTCTAATACAAGAAGATCCACTAGAATATAACTTCCCATTGTATAATTGGGTAGAAGGTCCACATGGTGACCCAACTAATACTCAGACAATGACAATTGATGAAGCTAAAAATGGTTTCTATCTATCCTTCAATAAATCTCTAAATGGTCTATTTAACAATAAACCTATTATGCCTGAATTCTTTATCAATGGTGTAAATCATGAATTTAAGAGACAACATAGTTCTGGAGAATTGATTGAAAATTATAGATACATTCTACATAATATGGATTTAGAAATTGATTTTGATATTGCTCTAGGAACTAATTTCATTGCACAACATCATGATACAGCATTAGATACTAAGTTTATCAATCCTCAAGGATGGAAAAAAGGAGACGATCCAGAAGAAAGTGATTCTCGTGGAAACGTCTCCATTGGTAAAGTTAATAAAATTGCTGATCCTTCAGAACCTAAGGGAGCTTATCTTGGTCAAGTTGAGTAGCATTCTGCACATCATTTAGAATGTGTGTAGTTGCTTCAAACTCCTTAGTATAATATCCCTTATATGGAGTACCATTAGAATCATATAGACGTTTGTCTTCAATTTTAATACCGTATGGGTTTTTACCCCATGCGGGTATTTCATAATAATCAATTATTGGTTCAATAAGTTTACCTGATGCATCAGTATATCCAGATGTAGCCTTATTCCAAATCATTGTCTTAGACTTAATAAACTTTGTTCCTTCAGGATAGAACTGATATTCATCAGGAATTTCTTTATAAACAAAGTTTGTTGTATATTCAATTGTATCACCTTTATCAGATGATGTTGGATATGTTCCTGATAGAGCACTAACATTAGCAACTTTACAATTAAAGTCATCTTCGAAATTCCAACGATTATTCAAAGATCCATCATAATTACCTTTTATTTCTTCATGCCATGTTTCATGTCCTTTTGCAGTGTTAACATAAACATCAATCTTATCGATAATTGCACTAGTCTTAATAGGCTTATACAAATAAGCTGCAACTTGGAAACTAAATGTAACAGTAATTTCTCTCTTATCTTCTTCACCCATACTTTCAGATTCAATCTGCCATGATGGGTCTCCAGTCAAAGTAAGCTTAATACTTCTACGCTTATTAAAGAACCAGAATTCCTTAATATTCAAATAACATTCAGGACTAAAACGTGTGCAAACTTGTTCTACAACATCCATTGCATCATTCAATAAATCACATTTCAATTCCATAGAAATGTTTATATTATAAGGAACTGGCTGAACATCTGACCAGAATCTTTCAGTCATTTTCCAGTCAAATCCCATTTCTTCTAGTGTATCATTATAGAAAACTCTATCTGCATATTGACCAGAAAATCTTTCTGCATCAAAAGACATACCATCAAAAC